TTTCTACACCTTCTTTTCCAAGTTGCTTAATTAACTTCTCCTTTGCTTTAGGACTATTAAGAATATCTACTAGTATACTATCCCTCAATCTTCTACCAAATCTTGCTGGAGCATTTGCTAAGGTTTTTTTAGTAGCTTTCTTTCCTAACTGTTTAGCAATCGCCTCTTCAGAATCCATACCCCTAAAAATAGTATCACTAAGTGCTGCCATTCCCTTCCTTTCAGTCCATATTTCTGGAGCAACATCCATTGGAAGATTTTTAACACCACTTTGCACATATTTTTTAGAAACTCTTAATTGATGAGTTGCTTTAGGAATAACTTTTACATTTTGAGTCTTAATAAGATGCTTCATGGTGGGACTAATACCACCTGGAGCATATCTTCTATGAAGACTTTTATAAAGAGCTGCTTTATCAACAACCTTATTAATAGGTATACCAAAAACTCTTGCTACCATTCTTGCTGGTAAAAAACTAGCAAGTTTACCAAAAAACCTTCCTCGGAAGATTCTAAGAAGCCTAGAATCTTCAAAATCCATGAATGGTTTAACAAATTCATCAAGCAAGTTACCTAAAGTGTTGAAACCATCTGGTCCACCTAGTGAAGAAGCAATACCAAAAGTATCAGCTACATCACTAATACCTTCTATGCCAAGTTCTAACTGATCAAATTTTGACTGTTCTTCTGCTAAAATTGCACGTACATTTTCATCACCTATCACTTGCAACATCCGATCCAACTTTTCTTCAAGGATCTGATTTTGATTAATAATTAAATTTTGAGTATCAGCAATACTACCACCAATAGATGTTATCTTCGCAGATAAACTATCTGTAGTAGCTTTTGTCTTACTTAACTTTGTTTCTACTGGTATAAAAATATTAGCTAAAGTATCTCTAAGATCCCTATCCTTTACTGGAATAGAATCCTTATCTTCTTTTAATAACTTTTTTGCAGCATCCTTTACCTCTTTAGATGCTTCACTATCTTCTATCTTCCTTTTCTCGTCTTCCTCTTTTATGACACTCCAAATCTTACCAGCAATAGCCTGTGTTAAATCTCCTGTGTATGTCTTGGTAAGTCCTGCCACTATTTGTTCTTAGCTGCTTCTTGTTTTTGTTTGAGTTCTTCAAGGTATTGGATAAGGAATGTTGTATACACTTCCCTCTCCCAAGGCATCATTTCTTCAATTTCACTCAAACTGTATTTATGGTACTGCATCAAAGCAAAATTCATCCTAAAGTACCCTTCCAGATTATTCTGGAAGAGTGCTATGCGAAAAAACTCTGTAGACCCTCAACTGTGTACTCAGATTCCTTGCCAGTCTTAGGGTTTTTAACCTTAAAGGTATGACTCAATTTAGGACAAGTAGTATAAAACTCCTGTATCTTCTCAAACTGCTTAGTAGTCAAACTATCAACAAATGTGCGGAATTCCTTCTTTGTAGTAGTACTAGAATCATAAACTTCCTCATCATCAAATATCTGATCTATTGAATCTGCAATAAAATCATATACCTCTTCTGTCTTTATATCCTTCTGTAAAAACTCCCTTTCAACGAATTGTTTCATACTTGGATATTTCATTACAATACCAGTTTTATCATCAAACATGATTTTCTTATCATGTCCTGCTGGTTTAAATACTTCAACTTCGTTGATATTGATCTGTGCCTCTGTCTGAGTTTCATTGTCATCAAGGCAAGTAACAGTCAAATTGATCATTTCACCAATAGATGCTGCTCTAATCTTCAAAAAGAGATATTCCAAATCAAAGCTTGGAAGAGTTTCTACCTTAATTCGTGAAATGACGCAATTTTTCAATAAATCCTTAACTGCACCAATTACCTGTTTTTCGTCTTCTGCCTCTAATGCCAATAATAGCACTTTTTCTTCTTTTACAAGAAATGGACGATATTTAACACTTTTGCCTGTAGAGGGTAATTCAAGTTCATACGTAGGATACCCTATTTTTGGTAATGCCATAAAAATGATTTCAAGTCGTATATTTATATATAGCGACTTTTTGAGCAAAAAATATGCCGAGTAAATTTTTCGGGTTTTATGGAATTGAAAATCCGAATTTGCTGGTATATATGCTACCCTTGGGTTGGGAAATAATTTCTAGTGTCGGAATAATATGTACCATATTTACCACCAACCTCAACACCATCACCATAACTAATCGTATGTCTTGAATAATGGAAGTTCACATTAACTCTTGCTATTTGAGAACTACCATAAGAAAGTGGTACTGCATCTATTGAGTATGGATAAGCATTCTCTAAAATAAATGTGATGGGTGCTCTACCATTAGAAAATCCTGGATTTGGTTCAGTTTTAATTATATTAACATTACCCGTATATTCATCTGGGTAAGCAAGTCTATTAACCCTATTACGTGGCTTAGGAGCAGCTGCTGAAGCATCGTAGTAAGTACCACGATTCATATCTTGAGTTTCACCAAAGATAAAATTATACCAATGAGTAAAGAATTTTAGAGGTAACATCTCTGCATCACAAAGAAATCCAAGAGTTACATCAGTAAACATTCTTGAATGTGGATACTGAACAGCAGATTCACCAAGATATCTACCAGAAATTTGACCTGTCGCAGATTGCACATTAGGTAACTGTGCTTCATCACATAACATCTGAACAACATCTTTTTCCGCACCAGTATAATACTTGTTTGCAACCTCTTGATCTAAATCTGTAAAGCAAACATCAAAACCAGTCGTAAGAGACATTCCTCCCTGACGACCAATTTTATTCATGAATTGGTCTATTCTCGTTACTGCCACTCTAAATATAACTGTTGGATTATATATTATATATGGCTTACTCTGGACTTTATAAACCTTTAAACCCAAGGAAGTACCGTGGTAATCCAACTAACATAGTGTATAGATCACTATGGGAGAAGAAATACATGAAATATTGTGATAGCACACCCTCTATATTGGAGTGGGGGAGTGAGGAAATCGCAATACCATACAGATCTCCTATAGATAAGAGAGTACACAGATATTATCCCGACTTCTATATTAAAGTTCGTGAAAAAAGCGGAAAAATATCTAAGTACATAGTTGAAATCAAACCTAAGAAACAAACTAAACCCCCACATGGTCAGGATAAAAGAACCAAAGCCTATAAGAACGCTGTTCTAACCTTCGCTAAAAATACAGCAAAATGGAATGCTGCTGAGAACTACTGTGACGATAGGCATATGAAATTTTTAATACTCACAGAGGATCACTTAGCGGTATGAAGCAATGGCACAAGGATTTAAAGACATACAAGTACCTGAAGTAAAAGAAGACCCAGGTTACGAAACTATATTTGAAAAAGTAAAAGCAGCAGCAGGAGGAGAAACAAAATCTTACCTGTGGTATAGAAATACAGTAAGAGATTATGCTATCAAACTCAATGACGACCCATCAAGACTGATACGTGATGAAATACAAGATAATATAGATGAAGAAGAACATGAAGATGCAAATCGGATAAGAACATATCCAGTATCAGGACACATGTACATCTTTGAGTACAAAGCAAAAACTGCTGCACGACTGCCATATTATGATGAATTTCCGCTTGTTTATGTCATCAAAGCAACCAGAACTGAGTTCTGGGGATTGAACTTACACTATATGACACCTAAGAAGAGAGCATGGGTTGTTAAAAGATTAATGGAGGGAAGGATTGATGCACCCCGTAGTTGCTTTAATAAATACCTAACTAGATATGTTGATGGATATTATCTTGATTTAGCAGCAGCTGAATGGGCATCAGCAATACTATTACCTATTGAAACTTTCGTAAGAAATACCAAAGGTAAACCAGGCAAACAATCATATCCAATGGAAGTTGTCTGGGATGAAACAAACGAAAACTTCTATGATAAAATCAAAGCAAGAAGAGTCGTTCGTGGTTATGGTAAACAAAAAGACCGAACAATGGTAACTTAATATGGGCGGAGAAGCACAACCACCAGCAAAAAAGTTAGGTGAAGGTAAACCAGTAGGTTACCAATGGCAAACCTTTGGTCCAATGGCGAAAAGAACTGGTAAAACAAAATACTGGGAATGGAGTGGTACTCATTGGGTTCAAATTAGTCCTGGTGAATTTAAAGGTAAAGGATCAACTGGTACATATCAAGATCCAGTAACACTAAACATTGGTCCAATATCTGTTAAAGGTGAGAGTGGATTATCAGAATCACTTAGATGGCCAACAGATACTCTTGATGATCAGAGTGACTGGGTGTTCTTTCAGTTTGGAAAATATCCTAAACCATTTGGTCGTGATGTAAGAAGGATCACAGGAATTAATAATACTGCCGACAAGACAAGAAGAATTGCTGGTTGGAATATGGCCAATCTAGCAGAATATAACAACAGTTCTGCTGCTTTAGGTATGGACAGAGAAACATGGGAAAGTGAGGCAAAATTAAAACTATTCGGTAAGGCTGTAATGCTACCTGTTCCACAAGATGTGGCAAATGAAATCCAACAAACATGGCAAGGTAAACAATTCACTGCTGCTGGTAGGGCAGCAGTTTCAGCGTTAGCAGCAGGTAATTTCTCTCCAGCTAATCAAGTTCTTAAAAATATAGCAGGTAATTTTGAAGCACTACAAACATCAGTCAACTCTTTAGCATTAAACACTTTACCAGGTGTTGGTGGTAACATATCATTCAATGATATTTCTGGTTCTACTAGAGGAGTTGTACTAAACCCCAATGCAGAATTATTATATGATTCACCTCAAATGAGAGAAGTTGGAATGGTATTTAAAATGGTTCCAAGAAATCCTGGAGAATCTGAAGCAATATATAATATCTGTCAAACATTCAGAAGAAATGCATCACCTGCTTTTGGAGGAGCAGATGCAGGAGAAAAAGATTGGAGTTTCACTGTTGATTCTAAATATTCAAAGAAAACTCAAGGTGTAGTTCCTGGAGACAGACAAAACTTTATAAGAGTTCCAAACTTATGTAAGTTTACCTTTATGAAAGGTCACAAAGCACATCCACATCTAGTACAATTCAAACCATGTGCCATCTCCAATGTAGAAGTAACCTACACTCCAGATGGAACCTTTGCTACCTATAGTGACGGTGCTCCTGTTGCAGTAGAATTAAGACTAAGCTTTATGGAAACAAAAGTTGTATTTGCTCAAGAGATTAAAGACTTCAATCCATCAGGAGGTAGTTACTAATGTACTTCTCTCTTTTACCAGACATATCATACGATCAGAAACCAGTTAGTTATCCATTCTCTGAATCTGATTTCATAATTACTAAGAACTTCTTTAAAAGATTTCAAATAGATCAAAATCTTTTTTCTTATAGTACTTTCTATAACAAGTATGCTATACAAAGTGGAGTTAAATTTGAGACAATAGCAAATGAATACTATGGAGATCCAATGTATGATTGGGTATTGATTATCACCAACAACTTTATTAATCCACAATTCTCACTACCATTAGATGATTGGACTCTAAGAAAAGTTGCTGAAGAAAAGTATGGTGATGATGCATACTCTGGAATACACCACTACGAAACAATAGAAACTTTATCAGGTCAAACAGTAGACAACCTAAAAGTAATTGCATTAGATGGTTCTCTTGTAGTAGATAAAAAATTCTATGATTCTCCATACACATATTGGAATGGAACTCAACACGTTACTGTCAATGGTAACACCGTATCAAGACCAATTACAAATTATGAATACGAAGAAGGAGAGAATGAAAAGAATAGAGAGATTTACATATTAAAACCAGCATACTTTGGTAGATTTGTAAATGAATTTAAAGTTAGAAACCTCTACTCAGAATCATCTGACTTCATTAGTAAACGACTTAAAAAAACAGGCGTATGATATTTTATATTGGATTCACTCTCATGTTTCTTAATGAGGGTTTCGTTATGATGAGACATGTATCACCACTCTTTGCACAGATCAGAGAGGAACTCATCAAAGACTTTGGTGACACATGGCAAAAGATCCATTCAACCTTAGACTGGTTGTGGATCTTGTTTGTTGTGTTAGGTTTAATACTTTCTCATCACAGAGCACTTGATGTATTCTTTCTCGTTACATTCTGGAGTGCTGCACTCTGTCTAATTTACATACCAATGTGGTTGAAAACCTTTTTGGCAAAAAAATACCCCG